CGCACCGTTGATGGTGCCGGTGTATCATCGACATGTAAGGGCGTAGAATCAAAAATGTGTCTTAAAGAACCCCTCCATCCACAATAAGCTAAGCTTAAGTAATTTAGTGGAATAACATAACCTGTATAGTGATTATCCAGATCATTGTCTACCACTGTAAATGCACTACTACTAGCATACTTATGTGGATATGGTGGAAAAACGTTCAAATAGAACTTGTATTGCCAGCGTCCAGGGCTAAGTAAACTTTCCTTGACTAGGATTCTACTTAGATTATATCTTTTAAGCAACGCTCTGAAAGATCTAATACTTTCACCAAAGTAAACTAATGAGGAAGGATCAGTAAGTTCTCCTCCTCCAGCGTGCTTATCAAGGTGTTGTCCCATTGGATCATTTTCATAACTGTCTGCTTCAGCTTGAGGTTGCAACAAGTTACCAGTTGTTACTGGTGTACATTGTCTCACATAAACATCATGTGGGACAGCAACTTCAAAATCATCTCCGGCTGAAACCCAGACTTTGATCTCAATATCAGATGCGGCATCAGGATGAACGAGTTCATTTACCACATACAATGAGAGAGTTCCATTTCCAAAACCATAGGTTGCAGAATCATAAGTTGTCCACACCGTTGTTACATCATCCATCGGTTGAACTAAACGGTATGTTGACTTTTGACCCCATCCTACTGTGATAGTAAAGTCGCGCGTATCAGCTATGTCCACTATTGTGGTATAAGCTTCGTTATATCCCGGCGATGATGCGGAAGCACCATAGGGGTCATACACGACCTTCAATCTACCTCGGTGATATCTACTAGCTACCACCTGGAAACGGTATTTCATCGAACCTCTCCAATACTTGAAAGGAATTGCAGCAAAAGCACATGCTGGCAAATAGTGAGCTGTTCCACTTTCAGTATTAGTCAAGTGCGCGGCTGGATCCACAAGCAAGGATCCAATAGCTGTTTCTGGTGCTGTAGTTGTTGACCAATCCAGGGTTGTTAAATAACTTTGCTTTTGAGCAATGTAATTAATACCCATCTCATCAACATCATGTAGACCAGCTAGCCTTGGATCAATAGATAATTCTTGCTTATGATCAACCGATAGTTTGGCACAATCATCCTTACCAGTAGTTATGGCAAAATCTGTTTTAGTTGTTGGTTTAATTCTTGTAGTCTCCAATTCAATGGGTTTAGAATAACCAAACAATGTAGCAAGTGCTCCAACTCCTTTGGCACCGATTTCGGTTGCTCTCGCATAAGGAGCAATAGCGGGTACAGATTTCATAGATCCTGCCATAGTTGCAATCGCACCTGCAACGTATGACACTGGTTTCTTAGAATACTCATCAGCTTGAGCAACAAGTTCAGCTTGAGCTGTGAGTGTAGGGGGTGCTTGTGCTGTTGGAATGGCAAATTTAACTTCTTCTGCCCATGCAAAGATTTTAATTGTTATAGGATCTAATGTGGCTGATGCTGATTTTAGAGCTGAAAACTCTGAAAGCGTAAGCATACCCATAGAAGCCCAATCACTGTCAGTGATATCCAAAGCATCATATTCATGGAAAAATGGTAAAACCATCTCTCCACCTTGACTTTCTGTAGGGTCAAGAATGATGTGTGGCCTCTGGGTCACTAATGTGAAATCAAAATCTATATAGGGATTTCTGATAGAAGTATAACTATCACTTGCATGTTTTGGCAAATAGTCTAACATGGCTCTACCATAATGGAACGGTGAACCACTAATAGTAGCCTTAATATGCAATTTGCACCTGAGTAACCTATAATTACAAATACGATTAATAACCCTTGCATTGTCAAAGAACAGTGACCAAGGATTGATTCTTGATTGTGTTAAAGGTGAACCAGGTGTCCATTCCGCAGTGTGGATTAAAACAGGACGTTCAAAGAAATCTTGTAAAGTTGCATCTTGGATAAAAGCATGATCTCGAACAGAATCGAAAGAACTTTTCTGTTCGTGTTTAAAACCAGAATGCATATCAACAAATTTCACATTTTGAACTTCTGTTTCATCTTGTGCTACTGAGATGTTCCTACTATCAATGTGAGTAGTTTGAACTTCTTCAGCATGAGGGCGAAGTATGGAGTCAGCTACTGCTGCAGTCCTAGTACTTTTATCACTATCATTCTTGACATAAAGTACTCTTTTGCTTCCTCCTCCAACATATTCTTGGAAGAGCGCAAATACAACATAAAGAACTGCTGAAGCAGCTATACCCCACATTCCATACTTGTCGACGTCGCACTTACATTGAAGATTGTGCAACACTTCATAATCCGCGGCGTCCGCCGCTTGTGCTTTTAACGCAGCACCTACGTTCAAAAATGGCTCCGATTGACTTCGTGGGGAGCTCAACCACCTCATTATTCGTACAGGAAAAATTTAGTATTGGGTTTTAGCGTAACACCCAGACTCTGCAGTCATATACTCAATTTTTGAGTGAGGTGAGATAGATCCTTTAACGCTATTGGCTAATCTCGTGGGATCATATTTTTGCAACCAGTGATTTACACGGTCATCCCAGGTTGCTGTGACAGATGGGACCATAAGATCAAGATCCCTACAAACTTTGGTCATCTTTTCTTGGAAATCCAAAAAATTATCCTTTCCATGAGCAAACATTTCATGCATTGCTCCATCAATACAGCTTATAGCAATTTCTCGCTTAGTAGCTGTTGTTGATTTAAGATTTCTATGTAAGCTCTTGAAGATTGAATCTTTTTCAAGCATGCCTATTGATCTATCAATGTCAGGGATATAATTAGATTTTCTTTTTAAGAAATCAGCTTCTTCAAAAGGAAGATATTCCATTTCTTCATCTGTCTTGTTTGGAGGCGTGATTTTCAAACCAAAAGTGGCCAGAAATCGTTTCAATGATATGAAATTGAACTCTGAGCACTCTGGTACAACTGAACCAATTAAATCGTCTCCATAAGTGATGATGGACACATACATTCTGAAATTATTCAACTTAGGGTAAACTGAAAAGAAACCCATACGCATGTAAAGAGCATTAACTCCTCCATTTACATTGACGGTTAAATTGTTTCCCGATGTGTTCATCGAAAGGGCCATAATGAGTACGCCGTTGTAGTCTATCAAAGGATTGACAATATCGGCTATCATCATAACCATACGGTGTAGTGATTTTTCATCATATTGAGCCACTTCACCTAACTCAACAAATGATTGCCATACAGCAGTAGTAACTTGACTATTAGCTCGAACATCAAATTTACTGTGATCTAGAGCCAACATAAGTTCATTGAACTTTCGTGCGTGGTCAATCATTTCCTCCCATTGAGGACCAAATGCATTTATTCCAACTGCAGATTCTGCTAAAATTGGATGTAATTGCAAAAACCTAAGAATTGGTAAAAAGTACATACGAATGCAAACACTCATTGCTACTCCAGATGCCTGGAATACCCGTACTTTCTCAGATTCCAATTTAGTGGGTTCATCTTTCAGAGTTGCTGAAACAACAGGATAGGCTCGTTCACCACGATCCCAACAGGCCAACATACGATCGATTTCCTTCTTCACTTCAGGGTCGGGAATTCGATCTATCAGCTGTTCGCCTTCTCGTATTTCAGTAAACCACTTGTTCTTCGGTCCAAAAATGGGAAAACCCATACTGGTTTGCATTGGCAAAGCATCCATAAATCTCTTACCGGGAATCCCCAAAATTGATTCTTTGAGAGTTAACGGTTGTACCTGTTCCTTCTCCACGAATTCAGACATTGCTTCTTTAAGGGGTGTTATCCAATCCTGTCTAGCTCTTTCAAGTAACACAGGAGGAAACATCTTTCCTGGATTTACAATATACTCTAAAGTGGCATTGTATGCTTTCCAATTGGGTTCCATCTTAGGAGGTCCCCATTTGTTCGGTACTTTGAAGTGCTCTTCAATCTTATCACTCAGAATAGATTTCTCTACGACACTTCTTTGTTTGGATCTCAAACGGGTACTTCCCAACACTTCAACACAAGCTTCAGGGCCTAACTTGGCTGCCATAGAATTTGGGTGAGGCACCGTAGATGTTATCAACGGTCTTCCATATTGTTCTTCTGGCAATTTCACTGCGTGTGCTGAAAGCAACACATTAGAGTGTTGTTGGATGGCTTCTAACATTTTCTCATACTCATCGAAAGTTAGAGTTTGCATGGAGCCTTCACTTGTACTTCCAGCAATGTGAAATCCTACTATACATGGATTCTTTGTATCAGACATAACTAAACCCATGCAAGTACCTGGTCTAGCTATTGAAGTTCCATACCGGCCTCCCCAGTATGTTTTCTTCCAATTTGCGTGTCTCTGGTCGCCATATGTAATGTAGACACGCTCACTTTTGCTCTCTTCTCTTCCCTTTGCCAAGAAGTGACAGAAACCATTTCCTTGTGGTTTGTCTTTTACGAACCAATCAGATCTATCTATGTAATCTGGACATTTTGGTGTCCATAACATGACTAAATCATGATCTTTAGAGACAACACAAGTTGTAGCATCACATTCAAATTCATGAATACCTCCTGCTTGATTCTTGTGTCTGTACACTTTTACTGAGATTCTCATATCAGGAGTCTCATCAGTAATTTGGCTACCTTTAAAATAGACATGGTAAGGAATAAGAGCAATGTTCTTCCTTGGAAAGTATATGTTGGTGGCTGTCTTTCTCCCATCTGAAAACGTAAAATCTGCAAAGAACAGATTGTTTTTGGAGAAAGCTCTAACCATATCATCAGATAGAACACCAGTTGTATCACCTGCTGCTTCAACTTTACTTGACGTAAATTTGAAAAGTGATCCAAACCAACTTTCTTGTGCATCAATAGTGTCAGGACTAAGATTAGAATTTGCCTGCAATTTGGCAACTCTATTCTTATTCCACATACACAAAAACTTGATAAGAACTCCAGTTGCTACAACAGCAATAGAGCCTTTCACAAGATTACTTTCCATCCATTCCTTGGCATAAGTTGGGACAACATCTCTACGCACACGGAATTCACTCAACAATTGTTTCTTTCTTGCTCTGTACATGGACCACAGATAAAAGGTCAAACATCCTTGTACTAATAATACACATGCTCCAGATGTATATGACCTGCAATACAAAACAATTAAATACAAACATAAGCTAATCCAATTCAACAATTTGAATAGGGTTTTAACATCATACATTGCAGATGTAGCAGCCCACATATCAACTGATCGTTGGAAAACTTTTGTTTGAAACAACCACTCAGGTGCAATAGAAATGAGATATGGAGTACACTCTTCTCTAAGTACACATGATATTTCGTGTGACAATTTAGCTGTTGCAAGCTGAGCCACTGGTCTACATTGTAAAACCTGTCGTACCCATGATATGGGAGCCCACCAACTTTGGACATAGTTGGAGAGTGCTTGTTTTCCAGCTTCTATAACGATTTGTTCTAACCCATTGGCACCCAATCGTTTCTTTTCACATGTCACACAATCGCATAAGCAAGTTGGCACCTTAGTCTCACTACACATATCTAGTGTTTTAAGTTCTTTAGATGCACTAATGGCTTGCTTTTGCTTTTCATGATGTCGAGATACCAAAGCCACTAATGCTTTGAGATAATCTTTCAAACCGATATTTTTACAAAAGATCTTTGTTCCGTCAAGTGCTGTGACGGTTATTGGTCTAAAAGTATAACTATCTTTACCGTGACGATTTTCAAAAATATGACATTCTTCAATTGTCAAATCCCATACATCATGAATAGGTCCACCTACCTTCAAATCAGGGTGTTCTGTATTGAGTGAGACACTCCCTGGTTTTCGATATTCCTCTTTTACGGAAGCTCGAACATGAATGTACCTTCTCAAACCTGCAGCAGGATATTCTGCCACTGAAGAAAAAGTATAATCAGTGAAGTTGGATGTCATTACATCCATAAGGTGATTATAGAAAACTGAATTCTTTTCATGGAGTTCAGCTTTCAATGCTTGAGCTGGTACGTTATTCACTCTTTTAACGGCTTTACCAGCTACGGATTTGGTGGCAAATTCTTTCTTAGTCTGACCTACATCATCATTAAAAATACCAATGATATCGGAAGTTACCAAACTATCCCACTTGTCATCTTGATCTTCTGTGATGATGCGTGAATCATCATATTCGACACCCCAGGCTTCCAAACCTACTCTCATAGTTAATCCTCCTAATATCGTCTTTCCTACTCCTGAGGAACCAGTGATACCTACTCCAAACGGTTGGAGTCTTTGGGTTGTGTTCCTATGTTTACCGACTATTTTCTCTTTCAGAATAGTTAGTTCGGTGTATTTGTTTTGAAGCCAGAAGCTTGTAGCAGCATCAGGTTTGACTCTTTTCATTGCTGCAACTTGTTGTAAAGCTTCATCAACTTTCTTCTCATAAGGCCCGATGTCTCCACCATTCCCTGACAAGAATTTATGTTGATTGGCTAACACATAGTCACAGTTCTCTTGAAATTCATGCATCTTTTGATCACCAAACAATATTGGTGTCAAACTTTGAGTCATTATGCACTTATATCCTGTGCTAAGCATCCATGTAAAAGTTTTTAGAACTGCGTCAATAACATCAACAGCTTTGACCTGTTCTTTCATAGCTTCTATGGATATAAACTCAAATCCAAATGGTTGCCATTCAAGTTTCTTAATACTACAAGCAGAAACGCTCATTGCAATCGATATGAGGTAGCTCATTTTAGAGAAAATAGGATTTGACTTAAAAGTCTCCCATCCTCTCACAATTGTCTCTCCTGAGAGAGCATTAGCTGGCAATTCCTCTTGTCGTTTACACATTGTATCAACCAATTTCAATATTGACATAGTAACTGATTGTTTGGTACACATTTTGACATAAGACATAGTGGCAACAATTACATCTGTCACACTATCGGCCTTCTTGAGATGCCAAGCATATAGCAAAACATTCTCAATATGAGAAACCCAGAAATCAGCTTCTTCTGACAAATTTTCTCCTGCAAAAGAAGTAAAAGAATCCAACAAATCTTGGAATTCTTCATCCTTCTTAGCATCGGAGAAATCTCCATTGTCTGGAGAAAGCACAGCTCTAGCTATTTCATTGCGTTCCTCAACAGTCTGTTCTGACTTTTCTCCCTCATTGTGAGGTTTTAAATCAGCTTTGATGTTTTTGGCCTGTCGGATCTTATATCCGCGTTTCTTTGATTCCTTCTTATTCCTCCTTCTTCCTCCACTCTGAGCATGCCTTCTTTGAAGTTCCTTGGCATGGTTTTTGGGGCTAAATTCAGCCCTGAGACAGTTTCTCCCTTCAGAGATTACTGACAAACAATGACTGGCTGTGTCCTTGGACACACGGACAGTTTCAAGTTCACTACTCATGGTTAGATAATATTTATTTCTAACCCATGAGCACAGTGAACCTAAAACCAAAAAATTTTGGTTTTAAATGTTCACATATCGGCATGCGTTCTAATACCTGCTTTTCGCCTATGCAGTTTCGATGTTTGCTAAGAACAAGTTCTTTCAAGTCGTCAACACCGCAAGCCTGTTGCTCTGCGTCTCCCGAAGGAGCCGCATGGGTAATTGGGGGGGAATGAGATCTATAAAGGCGTCTCGAAAGTTTTCCTATTAATCATGAAGGGAAGTAAACTTGACCACTTCACATGCTGTTGATTACAGCTTTAGCTCTTGTTGGACATAAGGCTTCCAAGTGAGCAGTATAAGCACTAAAAATAATACGCATGGCGTCAGAAAAATTCTGTCAGACCCATGTTACAAATGTTTTTAAGTTTCTGAGATTATAGACATCATAAGTCTGTAAATACAAACAGATTATATGGCAGTACATCGCTACGAATAGCAACATACTGCCAAAGAGGGTGGGTACAGCCCACCCTAAACACTAAAACATAAAAGGGTTCAATTTTTTACCTTTCGGAGGTGTTTTCTTCACCCGAAAATTTAGCCTAGTAATACAAAGCCACGTGTATGTCATTGAATGACACTACACGCCACTCAGCACAACTACACATAATCCACTCCTAGAGTCGTCTATAACGACC